TCTTACCCTCATTTAATCTCTGATCTATCAACCAGCGATGCCCAGCATGCCAAGGTTGCCACCTACCTATAAACATAGAATACTTCACTACATTTGAGGAAGATTGAAATGCTGCAGTAGCTAAGTATTTATTGCTCATACTTTAAGATACGATTTTAATTATTAGAATCCAACTTCTCTCTAATTTTCTGGTAAGATTCAAAAGGACTATCATTTGTTGTATCCACATCTATAAAATTCTCTGTAGGTGGTTGGTAATTGCTTACGTGGAATTGATTACGTCCTCTATCTTCAAAGGCATGTATGTAGAGTTCTACTATACCGTTTCCTAGCTTCTCTTTAAAGCTTTCTCTTTGATCTTTATAAGGTGATACAAGCGATACGAAAACGTTGTAGTCCTTATGGTGGAGGAAGTGAGCCATATTCTGAGCAAGCTCTATATTCTTTCTCCTTCCAGCTTCTGAGTAGTCTTTATTATCAAAAATCTCTCTAATATCATCACCATCTATTTTTATAGCTTTAGTATGGTAATGTGTAGCTAACCAATCGGCTAGAGTTGTCTTTCCAGCTCCAGGCTGTCCTGTGAACCAATATATCATAATTTACTTTTTATAACTTTAATATTCTCTTCTATTCCTTTTGTCCAGTTACCGATTACAGTCTTTTTATATTCCGGATCAGAGTGCATTCCTATCTTTTCAAACCATACGTGATGGTATTTAACTTCTGGGTACTTCCTTTTTATATTATCAAAATGTGTCCATCTAGGTGTATTACCGACAGCGGTAGACCCAACCGAGTCTGCAAATTGAATATATATCTTATTAATTGCATGACCGACATCAGCATCCTTATCTCTTAGTATGTAGCCTAGTATGTTCTGGTCTGTCATTAACCATAACTCGTCTGGTACATAATCGTATTTCTTAGTTACAATCTCTAAATGTAATTCCCTATACCTTTCTATAATACTTCTTACCTTTTCGTTATCATTCATAAATAGGAAGCAAGTGTTAGGAATTAACATTGCATCTGCAAATTCTGGAATATCTAATCCGAATTGATCTTTAGCTTTACTAACCGGTACGTGTAACCATGCTCGTAATAGTTCCCAGTGGGCGTGTACTACATCTTTTTTAAAAACCCATTCTGGTATTTCTTCCTGTAAGAAGAAGTCTGTATCCATAAATAAAAATGGAGGTTTCTCGTTGCATATAGAAAGTATCTTACCGCTAGTCCAAAATTGAGCTGCATCTATACGAGTGTCTTTATTAACAGAATTAAGAAAGTCTACATCAATCTCATCAAAGTACTGTAGCATATTTTCTTTACGGTAATACTCGTACCCGGCTGTATCTGTATACATTTTTATTAAAGCATTAGTATACCTTTTAGCTGATGTAAAGCTATAAATCTGCATAAGCTTTTCATACTCTTCCAGTTTATATTCAAGGGCTTCTTCCGGCGTATCTTTTAGATAGCTTTTTATACCTGTAAACTTCTTCTTATTAAAGTAAGGTTGAGTCCAATTGACGTATATTATTTTAAAATCACTCATGAATAAAGTAGATATCTTTACTAGCTTTTGAATTAATATAGTTATTTAGTAGATACTGAGACGCCCACATATCCCCGTCGCTCTTACCTATACACACCTTAGGTTCAACTTTGTCTATATACTCATCTACACTGTGTATATACCTGTTAAAATACAGCATAGCACAAAGCTCTTCTATGTTTGTTGTAATAGTCCTCTCTTTGAATATCTTAAAGAGATCATGAGGAAAAGAAGGTTGCCTACTGTATACAAAACCGGCATTTGGTATAGCTAATCCACCATCATATTCCCATTTACCGTACCTTAGTATCTGATACATCATTAGGTTGAAGTAATGAGTCTTTTCTAAACCTTCTTCTTCTATAAACGGAGTTATAGTTTGGAACTTTTGAATAGCTTTTTGCGGGAAGTAATACAAAGGCATTTGTATAGCTTCTCCTTTTTCTAAACTTCTCCAAAAATTACTATCAAGAGGTCTTTGTTGAATACAGTCCCAGTCCAAGTAAAGAAAAGGCCCTGTTAAAGAGGATAGGCGGAAGGCAATCAGTTTATTAATAAACCAACCCTCCCAGCCTATTGTATTGTCCCCCATATACTGAGTCTGGTATCCTAATTTCTGAACAAAGTCCAGGTTGTCTTGATCCCAGCAATATACTAATTGATCTTCCGGTAGTAGTCCAAACTCTCGACTAATCTGAGTAGCTCTTTCTATTTCCTCTGTATATCTAGCACCCCAAAGGGTTCTAATTATCTTCATCCTCGGTAGCTTTTACTATTACTTCTAAATTTAAGCTATCCATATCGATCTTAATACCTACAGGTTCATGACCTGCGTCGATTAACGTCTGTAAAAATTCTTTTAAGTTATTCCTAACGAAGAAGCCACCCCTTGCAGTGTAGTCGCCATCCTTCCAAAATAGTATCTCATTTTCCATAATTCAATTGTTAATGTTGGGTCTGTAAATAAGGCGATGAAGCTTAAATGCTTTTCACCGCATAGTCCTAATATATGTAAAAATTCGTGCATAAAGGTAAGTTAAAAGAGAGCCGGAGGTGAGTCCGGCTCCTTTATATTTACTAACTAGTTAAGCAATGCTGTTGCTAGTTTGAACAACTCTTTATTTACTTTCAAGTCCTTCTCGAAAGATTTGATCTTACGAACCTTACGAACTTTAGCTCCACGAAGAGCTGCGCTGAAGCCTCCTTGAGTTACTTTCTCTTGGATTACGTTAAACACTTTCCAAAGATCGTCTCCTTGATCAGCAGTACGCTTAGGAGTTAACATATCACGAAGAGTCTCGTCATCGTAACCGATTACTGCACCTTCTGCAAGCTTACCAGAACGAAGCGTCATAGCATCTAATGCTAATTTCATCTTCTCTTCGTCAGTCAAGATGCGTTGCTTCATCTTGTTAAGAACCTCTACCTTATTAGGCAAGTCGTTAACTGCTTTAGATACTACTCCGCGAAGTTCTTCGAAAGTATATCCTGCGTGACGGATACGGAAGTCAGCAAATTGCTCATCAGCAATAACTAATCCATTAGAACATACTAGTCGGAAGATACCGACTGCAAACTGGAATGAATTAAAACCATCATGAGAGTTAGTCATGATAATACGAGGGAAAGCATCGTCTCCGTCAGCACCTTTGATCATAATATCAGGATTCTGAAAAGAGATCATATGCTTAGAGAAGATAGAATCTGCTCCTTTTTTACGAGCTTTTCTCTGAGAAGCTGTAACTGGAAACCAGTTCAACTTAGCTAAGTCGTCAATAATAGTCTCAGTATTGACGTGTAAATACTTCTCACTAACCTTTGGATTAGTAGGAGCTGAAGCGAAAGCTAATGGACATACCTTGTTGATGTCTTCTTTCGTCATAAATGTGTCGAGGGATTTGTTAAATGATTGCATCATAACCTTTGTTTTTTAAATTGTTTAATTGATTTCTTATTATACTTAAAGATACGAACTTAGTCACTGAAAAGCAACTAACTTACAATCTTTTTTTTACTTTTTTTTCCGGAAGGATCATCGTATATTGAATGCCATTTCGTACCACCCACAATCATATTGAGTCCTTTGCTTTCAACTATTGTATTAGTACCTAGATGGTAGACTGGTCCGTAGTATTCTTCTGTAATCATTGGAATATCTTTATTAAGTCTAGATACAAATTCCGGTTCTGTTATACGTCTTCTACCATCAAATGCTCTAAATTCTGAACATGTAGTTCTATACCATGTGTCTGAATCTGGGTAGTAACACTCCATAACTCCTGCTGTATTGAATGGGTATTCAATCTTGACTGTATGACCTCTCTTCTCTGACATAGTCTTATTTTAATTTGTAAGAATATAAAGTACCGCAATCATCATCGTCGATGTCGTCTTCAACAACATTAAAACCAAACCCTAACATTTCCTGAAGCTTACCGACGTTAACTCGTCTCCAGTATCCGAAGCGTAGATAAACACTATTACTTCCGCCCATTACTTGACCGATTTCAAACTCACCAAACTCTGCTTCGAGCTCTACTACTTTTTTACTACTTAATTTATTCATCATAACCTTTATTTTTAAGTGACTGTTAAAGTATCTATCTCTCTAACATACCTTAAGATACGAACTATCAGGCAGAAAAGCCACTAACTCACAATCTTTTTTTCACTTTTTTTTCCGGAAAGAACAAAAAAAGACCCCCTAAAAGGAGGCCTCTTTCTAAATTCTACATTGCTTATTTAGCAGCAACCATTGACTTAGTTTCTGTCAATTTTGTTGTCAACTTGCTAATCTTTGTAGCATTGCTTTCTCTGCGATACAACAAGCGATAAGCTGCATTAACGATACGATCGTTGAAACGAGCTCCGTTTAATACATTGGTAATGTGAGAAGTACTAAAGTCATTCTCTAATACGTCACTGATACGTGGTACGTCACCGTTACGGCGTTTGCTGGCGATCTTTGAGATCTTTTGTGTGTAGTTCATCTTATAACTGTTTAATTGTTTATATATATAATGTACGATTATTTATTCTTATTTGCAACTTTTTTCTTAATAACTTTTCCTGCTTTAATTCCCTCTTGTAACTGCCATACATCAATACAGTCATCGGTTCTTTGCTCTTTATGGAAATAAGAAAGGACAGTATCTAATACGTTTTGCCATTCTTCTCTAGGGACGCCTACCTCGTAACTGTAATCAGCTTCTCCAACTGTAATCTTAAAGACATCGGCGTACGTACTTCCTTCTTTATAAGCTTTACTAACTGCTTTGTACATCTGTTCAATTAAGACTTCGTTGCCTGGGCTAAATATTTCATCTAATTCGCTGTAGTCTTTTACGTTTATCTCTAGCATATTATCGAATAGCTTTTTCTATATTTGTTAATAGGTTTACTTCATTAATAAAAACCTTTCTATCAAACTCTTCAACTTGCTGATCAATAGCTTCTCTTACTACGTTTAGTAATTCTGAACCAAAGCCGCTAGTATAGACATGATTATAAGCAAACTTTGTATTAGTGATACTAATTTCAAACTCAGTAACTTTCATATAATAATGTATCTTCTCATTTGAGATATAGTATACACCATTCATTGGATTACAAACCAGATCAACATCTGGGCTAGTTACCATTTTAGTTACAACTTCCAGAAGTTTAGCTTCTTTATCGTTGTACTTTGTTTTTCTTTTAAAGAAACTTTCGATTTTTTGTAAAATGTTTATCATAACCTTAATTTTTGTTTAATTGAATTTAGATTTAAGTTGTTCATTTTTAATTAAGTTCTGTATTTTTGTTACATACGCAACATCTTCTGCATAGAATTTAGATAGAAACTGGTAATACTCTTTTTCTGTCTTCACATTTCTTAAGTAGCTTGAATAATATAAAGCGTAATCCATTAAAGATTCTGACCAACTTTCATAAGAAGCATATCCGTGTTCTTCTCCATTAGCAATTGTTAATCTAGAGCTTGCTAGCTTCATACCAAACATATTATTATTCTCTTTAAATAGATAAGAACGGAAATTGTTTGATTCTAATTTTGCTTGTGCTAATACTATATGAGGAAATCTAAAATTTAATCCTGCGATTTCGTCAACTAACCTCTCTTCTGAAAACTTATTTACTTCTCTTAACACAATTAACTTCTGCTCTTCTGGAATGCCTACTTCTTGTTTTGCAGTATACCCGAAAATGCTCGTTATAAGTGCTGTAATAATTATAGGTCTTGCTAATAATTTGAACCTACTTGTCTTTTCAAAATTTAAAGAATTTTTATTGAACTTGTATATCATAATTATGTCTTTTAGTTAATAAATGTACGAATTTTTCTGCTGAATTCCAACTAGAATAGCTTGAAAAAGTCCGTCTTAATATTTTTCTCTCGTAACTTCTCATTACGTTCATGTAACTTAATTAGATCATCAGCCACTTTTCTTTCTAGAGGCTTAGGTCTTTTGCCTTTTAGCTTAGGTTTTCCTTTCTTTGAGTTATCTTCCATGTATATAAATATTACTGTCGTGTTATATACTCGTGTCCGATTGGCTTTTCTTCTTCTTCTTTGTATAATCCTAAAGATCTTAAATGCTCAAGATGGTACTCATCTAATTCCCAACCAAACTCTTCTTTAGCAGGTATATAATCTTCCATTCCATCTGCCTGAGTGTCTGTTATTGGAGATGCTGCATATAAGAAAGAACAATTGTAACATAAAAACTCTAAATTATCTAAGTGATAATTTCTCTGATTACCGTCCTTATGACTTAGTATCAAAGGTATCTTATTATCGATTACTCTTCTTTCGTTGAAATCACATTTGCTACATTTCTCTTCGATCAAAGCTTCAAATATAATTCTCTGCTTTATCTTCTTTGCATCAAAATGCTCTACAGGTACCCTTCCTTCTATTAGATCCATAAGAGGCGGTTCTTTACCTCCATTGCCTAAAAATTTAGGAATACCTTTACCAGACTGATTAAGATGTGTTTCAAGTAAAGTTAACCCAGTAGCTTCATCTTTGTAGAGTTTAGCATACTTTTTATAATGGTTATACGAAACATGAAGGTATCTGGCCGCAGCTCGATTTGAGCGAGTCATTTTTATTGCACGTAGTAAATCTTCTTTTGATAATATTTTAGAAGGTCTTGCCATAATTAATCGTCCGAGATATCATCATCGTCTTCCTCTTCTTCTTCTACAGAGTCGTAATCTGCATCATAAACAAAAGCAGATTGATCATCCATCTCTTCACCGTCTATTAAACGTTTTACAATTGGGGTAGCTGATGAGGAGATAGGGCTCTCTTCTGTATCGAAATCTATTACTTCGAACTCTCCTACTACTTTTCTTCCTATAGCATTAGCTTCTAATTCTATAATTCTTTGAGCTTGTTCCTGTGTTAGGATTTCTGTATCAGTCCAGATATCATCTCCGGTACCGAAAGTAACAGTACGAGCAAGTAGAGGTTTTTCTGTTGAACAGTTCACACAATACGAATAACCGTATTTCTCTTTTCTCAACTTAGGCATTGGGGAATTGCACTTGGTGCAACTAATCATTTCTAAATCCATATTATAACCGTTTTAAATTAATGTTCATAAAGATATGAATAATAAAGTTCTAAAGCCACTGCTTTATAAAAAGAATTTCCCTATTGGGTATTTCCGAATTTCTTCTGCACGTATTGTGCTTTTAATTTTTGAGCTCTCTTCTTAACTGAAGGTTTAACAAACTCTTGACGATCTCTTAACTCTTTTACTGTCCCTATCTTATTAGTTTTCTGCTTATAAACTTTTAGTGCTTGATCTAGGGATTTGTATTTTTTTAAATCTATTAAAATCATTTTTTTTATTTAAGTAACTCTATAACATTCCAGACTTCTGCAGGAGTTTTGAAGTCAAATTCCTGGTGCTGAATTTCTCCGCTTCCTATTTTCATATCTAATTGAAGCTTCCCATCCCAGTCTTGATTATGAACTAAGTCAAACAAGTACAGGTTTATTAAAGTCAGTTGCTGCTTATTAAATATCATTTTAAAGAGATTCTCAATTACCTGTATAAATTTCTCTTCATACACTGTAGGGTCGAGTCCAATCTCTTCTTCCATGAAGTCTCTTCTATCATCTATTTCTCTTAATAGAGTCAAAGTTTCTATAAAAAGCTTCTTATTCATAAGATTTCTATCTTGTTCTTTAAGCCTTAGCTTAAAACTAACTTTTAAATAATTCTTTAGAATTGATCTTATAGCAGTTTTTTCATTCATGTCTAATCAATTTAAAGTAACCTATCGGTATAAATACTAAGCTGTTAACTTATCCTCCGGTTTCTCTTCCGGTGCTAGAGCTGCGTTTGGATTCTGTCCTGATAGAGCTTGACGTACAATCTTATCGATGTATTCAATATAGATAAAGAATCCTACAATTGTCTTATCTTTTAAATTACGATCTCTCTCTACTCTCATACCAAATTCTGCTAGTCCTTTTTCAAGTCTCTCTTCTAGCTCAATAGCAATATCGTTTTGTTCTGTTGGAGAAATTGCTCCAAACTGGGTAGGTAAGAATTGTATTTTGATACCTTTCTTTTGAGGATCTTCGTTTACATCTACCTTTAAAATAAAAGAATGTCCAGCAAAGTTTACTTTTGCTGCTTCCCCTATTATCTTTTTAATTTCGTTAATATACTTCATAGTGTCTGAAATGTTTTCAATTATGTAAATAAATAGCTTAGGATACTTGTATTAGAGAATTTTGGCTCTCTTCTAAACGGCGAACTGTTACTGTCATATTCCCTAACTTAAACTTACCAGGTTGGCCTTGCTCTTGTAATATATCCGGGAGCTGTTGTAGGACCTGAAAGTCATGGTTGTTGAATACTTTTTTATCTATCTCTACCGTAACATCGTCATAATCATGAGGGTCTTGGTACCCTAACGTTAAAACTCTTTTCTTTAAATCGTAACTAGTTCTCTTATGTTCGTATTCGTAATAAGATGCAAATAATACTCCCATCTCATCATCAATATAGATCCTATCGCACCAAGGTTCTAATACATCTAATAGCTGTAAATTACAATGCTTAACTGCAAAGCCTATGTTGTACCTAGGACTTACAATTGGCTTCATTAGCGACGTGTGTTTTACGTTAGAACCCCATTTTCGTATGAACTCTCTAGTAGAATTATTCATAAGCTGTTGCCATTCTTCGTCTTTCTTTTCTCCTACGCTTCCATGCTGGAATTGTCCGCCTCTACCTGTAAAGTGGTAAACTAAACTTGCCCAAGGTTGTACAAAGCTGAATCCAGCTAAAAGCATTCTATTGAATATATCTGAATCTTCTCTAGCTGATTTTAAAATAGGATCATGTCCACCTAGTGTTAAGTAGTCTTCTTTATACATCATCCACGGAGCAAAAATTCCTTCTGTTACCTGACTTGAGTTATTCTCTCTAGCTACAAACTCATCAAAAGCTTCTTCTTTAAATTCTTCCGGCCATACTCCAAAGTCCATTAAGATCTTTTCTCCTGCATTTGGATGCAAAGGAGGTTCTATTCGAGTAGAGCAAACTACTGTCTTCTTTTGTAACTGATTCCATGCTTGTAAGTCGGCATTCTTTCCTAGTATCATATCGGCATGAAATATCATAAAAGCCGATGTTGTGCTTTTGTCTATACAGTAGTCGTATGCCTTTCCTATACCGTAAAGTTCTTTACCTAGTTTAGGATTTACAAAGTATGTTACTTCGTATTTATCTTTATTCTTACGTAACCACTCAACTGTTCCATCGTTATCTGAATCTACAAATACGATTATATCGTGGTCTGGTCTGAATGCATTCTTCCTAATAGAAGGTATACAGGTCTTTAAATACCTTAAGTTATTTTTACTAGGAATACAAAATGTTATTTTATCCATTATTTAATTCCGTTTATCATTCCATAAGCATCAAAGGTTGGTAACCCTTTCCACTTACTATAAAATTTTTGTATATTTTCAGCTTCTGCTCTCTTTTGTCTCTCTGAAGATTGTCCTCCATTCTCTTCTAACCGATGGCTTCCTCTAGCTCCAAAATGCCATACTACAGACTTAGACGGCATTACAAACTCAACACCTGCTTGTTTCATTCTTAAAAATAAATCCATATCGTCCCAGCTAGTAGGGGCAAATAAAGGATCATTTCCTCCAACTTCATCCCAAACAGATTTCTTTACTAAACCAGAAACTCCTTCTCCTTTCGGTATCTGAAAGTCGTTTAGTAAAGCAAACTCTTTAGCGTACTCCTCTAACCTTTCTTTATCAAAGTCATTTGCATAGCTGCCAAAGTCTGATGGCTCTACTAGCAAAGTTCCATAACGAGTTGGTGAGTTAAACATATTAGGTTCTATTCTAAAAGAATTAACCCATAGCTTTTTATCAGGATTAGCTTCATGTACTTTTAACAATTCTAAATCCCAATTCTCTGTAACATAAAAATCTGAATGAAGAAAGTTAATGTATTCTGTTTCGCATTTATCAGCGATAAAATTCATTCCTTGCCCTAACCCAGAAGGTTCTAAGTCTTTAATATAGACTGTTAGGTTATACTTTACTCCATTATCAGCTAGCCATTGGTAAGTCCCATCTGTGCAATTCTCTGCATGAATAATAAACGGAGCATCTTTAAAGTAGCTATTCTTTCTAACAGACTCTACTGCTAATTTTAAGTACGGCAGATTGTTATACGTACTAATGCAATGTGTTAACATAGTGATTCTTTTTTCCAGTCAATAAAATAGGACATCCACTTTTCTTCTGCATGGGTTGAGTATGCAGTAATTGGACTATATAACTTTTTTCCTTTCTCAGCTAACATCGTAAAGGTAGCTCCTCCCATCGGAAGAGGTTGCCCTTCGTGTAGACTCCAAAGATCTTCAAAATCTTCTTTAATATTTTTACCTGTAGTTGCCCATGTCATTGTTGTACTACTAACCGTACGCCAGTGAGTAGATTTACTTACGTAGATGGTATCTTGCTTACCTACATTGTATATTATTCCTGGTTTTCTAATTCCATTCTCTTCAATATCTACTAATCCATGTCCCCATACGTACCTCGGATCTTTTAAATTCTGATACTTATCTGGATGATCATAGAGTGTTACGTAGTCAGCTTTTAAGTCTTCAAAAGCTTCTATTAAGATATCATAAGCTCCTCGGCGGTGTAGGTAATCATCTTCTAGAAAATAAAAAATAGTATCTTCTGGTAGTTCTTTCTCTGTTATAATTCTATGAGCTAGATCTAAACTAGCTAAAAAGGATCCTGTGTTGCCGTTGCTGGTTCGGTGTATGTTGTCTTTAACTGCATACTTCTGTACCATTTTGTAAGTATCTTCTGATACATTATCGCAGAGTACTATCAAGTTCTTATTTGTGAACTCCCTTACGTATACCCTTAAACAGTCTTCTTTACTTGCGTAGTCAGCTTTAACCTTCTCAGGGTTACTGTGGTCGCTTATTCTATATATTGTTACTAGATTCATATACTTCTTTTAGAAAATTTACCATTGCTTCTTCACTCTTCTTTGCATATAATTTAAACAGCTCATCATTTCGAGTAGCTGATGTATTTACTCTCTTCTTCGGATGCCAGTAATTATGTCCTTTCAGTCTAGTAGTTACACATATTTGTGGTATACTTTTAATGTGAAAGAAATTCTCTGCACAAGTATCTTCTCTTACAAAATGCATATCAGCAGGTATCCACGGATAGGGAACTCCTTTCGAAATACAAAGAAGAGATCCATCTATTTTTAACGGTACCTGTTGTAACTCTATATCGCTTTGTTGATTAAACTCGTCTAATTGAACTTGTGTTATTACGTCCTTATATTTAAAAGGCGACTCTAATAACTCAATACAATCTTCTCTATGCTTATCTCCGCATTTACATGGCTTGCTATATCCTAGTAGTTTTTTATGCGTTACTGTATCCCAGCTATTATCCCACATTGGTCTAGAAGCAAAGGTTAGTAAATGTGGCCCTTCTATTTCTATTTGTTCAAGAATATAGAAAAAATCTACTGGGAGTAGTGTATCTGTTTCCCCCCAAATTACATACTTAGCTTTCGGGTTGTATATTTCTCGTCTCCAATCTGCTATATTATAGAAAGAACTTTTATCATCTTTCTCCCAGATTTCAACTCTACTCATTAGAGGATGGTTTTTAAACTTATCAACCATCTCATCTACAGTTCCTACTTCCGGCTTCTCTAGGTATGTCTGCTTATTAATGCAGAATTTCAAACGTACATCTAAGTCAGGTGCTTGTTCTAAAGCAGCTTGTATTGAATCGAGAGTTTCATTAACCATCTCGGCTTCATACCACATTATGTGCATTTGGAATAATATCATAGTTGTTCTAAAGTAATACGTTCAAATCTTTTATCAGCTGGATTTGATTCTGATAAGATACGAACTTTTATTTGATTTTCCAAGAACCAATCGTACATTTTATCCGTACATTCTATCGTATGTAGTAATTCTTCGTACTCAGGTCCTCCTCCTACGTCTACTTTATACAAGTCTTTAGCATGCTGGTCTATCCAATTCTCATCTACTGACATTAGATTCTTAGAGGGGTATTTAGTCAAGTCACCTATATCCCATCCAACAGTTACAATATCTGTACACCCTAAGTGAAGAGCTAAAGGAAATCCTGATTCATACATTATACCAGGTCCCCAGACTATTTTACCTCCGCTGTATAGTTTCCAGTTATTAAAATTTCTAGTATACGCAGTAGTCTGGTCTTTTGTAACCCAGGGTGTAGAGTAAACAGGTATGGCTAAATCTATACGTTGACCCCATTGCTTAATTCTTTCTAACTCTCCTTCAATATTCATAGCAGTTAGCTGCCAATGTCTTATTGTATTTTCAGAGAAGTATTCGTAAGGTTGATAATTATAGACAGATAGTAAATGGAAATCTACTACCTCTTTAATATATTCATAAGATTGTTTACAGGCAATAACTAACTTTCCTTCTAGTTTTTCTATAAGAGTATCTCTATCATGTGATAGAAGAGAAGGTCCACAGGTAACCAGGTAGGCCGTTTCTCCTTTATAAGCATCTTTTAGTGCTTGTATTCTTTCAAAAGAATCTCCTGATGTGTGTATTTTAGCTAATACGCTTGGTGTTGCAGAATTCATTATATAAAACCTCTCCTACTTTAAACTGCCAGTCGTAGTCGATATCGAATGCTTCTAATTCTGACATAGTGAATAATTTAATTCCTCCGGGTGTTTGAAAATCACCCATGAATCTATCTTGTGCGATTAAGTCTAATCTTGAAGCATATAATACGTGGGCTGCTTCATAAGTAGGTTCTACTGCTTTCGTATTCATTATAGTCTGGTCTCCAGGCCATGGTGTTACCATTATCCCTTCTTTATTCCAGTAATATTGTTTCTTTTCTATAACTGCAAAAAGGTTTTCCTCTTCTTGAACTACAAATTGTCTAATAAAAGAATCAACTGTATGTGTTGTAAGTAGAGGATTACATCCGGAAATTAGAACTACGTACTTATACCATGGAGGTAATTTATCATGCCATTCATAAATCTTCTGCAAGCTGTTATCGTTATTTGCTGATTCGTGGCTTCTTCCAAATACGTAAACTCCTTTTTGAGCTGCTATATCTGATAGCTCTTCTTCATGTACCGAAGCTACAATATTATTACGTGGAATTATATCAGAAGCTAATAACTTGTCTAATACTAATTCAAATAAATTTGTATCAGCGAAAGGTTTGATCATCTTCCGAGGCACTCTTTGGCTATTAAGTCTTGCTTGTACTACGAATGCGATTTCTGCTATATCTTTCATATTAGGCTTTTTGTTTCTTCTGTCAGTGGGAAAAATTCTCTACTTATAGGAGTTCCTATATTGTAGTCAAATCCTTCTCCTAAGTTTTGTAAAGTCTCATGTCCTCTTACTCCTTTTAGTACGTTAAAAGCATCTGTGAAAATACTTAAGTAAGACATCGGATGTCCTTCGTAGTCTCTTCGAGTGTCTGAATCTTTGAGTCCTTTTTGTTTTGTAAAAGCATGTATGTTACTAAAGTCTTTATTGAATCCATCAAAGCCTGCAAAATAAATTGTCTTAGCCTCTGTTGATAAAGCAAGCTGTATTAGTCTAAAAGCTGCTCCAGATTTATAAGCTGGGCGTTGATTATCTTTAAAAAATTGCAATTCTGTTTCGTGAATGGGTATGTTTATAGCCTCTTTAAAAGCTTTAAAACCCGGGGTATGTTGCTTATGGCGATAGTGAGAAGTTTCGAAAGCTACCGTAGTATTACTATTAGTAAGTTTCTTAATTAGTTTTTCTTCTTTAAGAGGAGTCACATATGCTAATACGTAAAAATCTATCTCCCGTGCTAGTACTCGAGGTTCTAAATAAAAATCATTACAGGTCCATAAGTAATCGTAAGGAAGATTCTCCCACTTAGTATCTAAAGTAGATTGACCTCCTCCTAAAATTAGTATTTTCTTATCTTTATATTTTTCTAGCATTAACCTCTTAATTTTGCTCTTACTGGTTTCTCTGATTCAGTTACTCGTATAACACCGTCGCCAAACGCTTCTTCTAGTTCCCTTATACCACTCACAAGTTTGAAAAGACCTTGTGGCTCTACCGATGCTAAATGATCAGAACCCCACATTTGTCTATCTAATGTAATATGTCGTTCGATAATAGATGCTCCTAGGTAAACAGCTGCTACTGTAGTGCCTAATCTAAACTCATGACCTGAGTATCCAATCTCAAAATCTGGATATTCTGCTTGTAGTGTTTTGAGTCCTGATAGATTTAATTCGTTTATAGGAGCCGGGTAAGTAGAATTGCAATGTAGTAATCCAATCTTGTTCGGGTTATTATGTACAAGCTTAGCTTTACGTAACACCATTACTGCATGATCAATTTCTTCCTTAGTAGACATCCCTGTAGAGAATATAACTCTCTTACCCGAAGCAACGCATCCTTCTAGTAACTCATCATTTGTTAACATTGCTGATGGTACTTTTAAGAACGGTACATCGTACTTGTTTAAGAACTTTAATGAATCCATATCCCAAGGAGATGCAGACCATTCAATGCCATGAGCTTTACAATGAGCATCAATCACATCGTATTCTGCTTTTTCAAATTCTACTTTGTACTTATAATCTAAGTAAGTCATCTGACCCCATGGAGTATCTCTCATGATATTCTTTTGATGCTCCGGTACGCATACGTCCGGATTTCTCTTTTGAAACTTTACTGCATCACATCCTGCTGCGGCAGCGATATCGATGAGTCTTAATGCATTTTTGAGATCGCCATTATGGTTGATTCCGATCTCGGCGATAATGTAAGTCTTTTTCATATTTTAATATAATTAAATTTCTTCAATTCTCCTACTTTTATCACAGATAATTAAATCATAAGCAGGTTTTTCTCCTACAATTAAATAATGGAATTTTGCTTCCCATGCAGTTAACTGGTAAAGAGTCAAGTCTTCGTACTCTGGTATTCTATCTTTATGTACTGAGCCTCTTGCGGTCCAATATGTGATAGTATTTCCTTCGTCGTAGAGTTTGTTAATTTTCTCTATGTTTTCTGGAATGCCGATAGCATATTGATATTCTCTTTCTCCTTCGTAATAGCAAATCGTTTCATCGATATCTACGTATATATTCATAACTATAAAGTTTCGTAATAACTATTTTGCCTCTCTTGACGAGCTATATCTTTCGGATGGTATAAAGCCATACTTTGTTCAGACGGCAAGGGTGCATAGGTTTTAAAGCCTTCTAACCTTTCATGTACCTTATTGACCCATTTTATCTCAGGTTTATTTTTCCAAATTCTCCACTGATAATCTGGCCAATTTACTCTACCCCCAATATCTACACTCCAACCCCATTTCCTAATATGCTCCATTGTAAGACCTTCTACAGTATTTACTCTAGGGACTAAAAGAACTTCTAGGTCATCGTTTTTTTCTAGAATTTCTGGAAGAGCATCTAGTAAGTACCTATGTGGCATTTCATCAGCATCAATCTGAAAGATATAATCACCGGTACAGTAAGATGTTAATTTATTTTTCCAATCTGCAAAATGACCTTCAAAGCCTAAACCTCTCCAAAATTGAATGTTAGGATAGATATTCATCTTAGTCAACCATTCAGCTATTCGCTCATCACCGTTCTTTTGGTCATACAGTATAACTACTTCGTCTTGTATTCTTTTATTTTCTTTTAAGAAAGTAACAAGCTTTTGAATCTCTTCATATTCATTGCAGACGGTTATTGCGTAACTAATTTTCATATTACATTTCTACTTGAAAAAATCCAATATACTCTAATGCATCCATAAAATCTCTTTGTCCGAACTGCTTCAAGTTTTGCATATCCATTTTAAAGTTATGTCCTTCGGGGTATTTTTTACTATCAAGTTCTTCTTGGGTTAGCTTAATTGCTCTTACTCCAGCCCAAGTCCACTCTTTAGCAGTCGTACCGTCTAAAAATACCATTCCTTTCTCTGGAATAGTAATAGTAGCAGGTAACCATGCTAGGTTGGTATCGTCTACGAATTTTAAATCTTTATACAACTCTGGTGACGATTCTACAGCGGTTTTTACAATTGCTCCACTATCCTGCATTACTGTTGAGGTTGTGAAGCCGCAAGCCATACATAACCAGGTTTTAGTGGTTTCATCTATATGCTGCTCATAGCAAGCATTTCCGCTACATCTTTTACAAACTGTTAAAGTATCCATATTAATCTATTTTTTCTAATTTTGGTAAATTTAATTTAGGGAGCATTAGCTCTATTTGCTTAGGAAACACTGGCACATGATTTGTTAAGATCTCGTTCAAAGCTTCTTTCATCTTTTCAAAGCTAAAATTAGTTCTATTTTTATATCCTAGTTTTTTAGCATTAACTCTGTACTTATCATAATTCTTTTGTACTTCTTTCATAGCTGCCATAGCATGATTGTCGTAAGGGAAAAACCAGCTACTACCTTCTACAAGGACTTCTTCCTGTACTGAGCTTTTATGTAATGGTTTTAATTCACCTCCCACTAGTATAGAAAGTTCTCTATCTAAAAAATCTATCTGACCAGACCAAGCTGATGCTATGATTGGTTTATTTACTAGACTAAACTCTAATAAAGGTCTTCCAAATCCTTCTCCTTTAGTTAAGCTAATCATAGCTTTTACCTTAGAGTTATTATATAATTCATTCATCTCTTCGTCTGTAAGATCTCCATGAAGTAAGTAGATGTTAGGAAGAGTTCCTTTGACATCATTTTTAATCTTCTCAATATTACTTAGTATTTTATTCCTATCTAATATTGAAGAAGTAACCATACTTGTCTTAAGTATAAGAGCCGGAGGGTTAGGTTTATTTTTATACGTTTCGAAAAATAATCTAATAAGTAACCCGATATTTTTCCTATCATGGCCTAATGCACCAGGTAACCAATGACCTACATTTAAAAAACAGAAGTTTTCAGGTATTTCCTTTAAGTTAAATTTAGTAGGAAGTGCTAAGGGAACGTACTTAGTTGTATCTGCTCCTTCAAAAAGAATTTCAATAGGCTTTCTTAACTCGATTTTTTCAGTAGTACCTTTTATACTATCTACCATGTCGTACTTACTCTCCTCAAATACTAACTTAGAATGCTTTGATGAAGTAATTACTAAGTCCATAACGTTACATCCTATTATCCATTGAGGAGCTGCTAGAGTAGTTTCTATACCCGCTGTTACACCAATGTTGTACTTACCTAATCTTTGAAACTCATTAGGTACTGTAATCTGTATCCATATGTCTGGTTCTGATGTTAGTTGGGGTATTATAAGGCTTGATAAATCATCTCGTTTATGGTCCTCTAAATAACCCTGTCTAACATTACCCCAGCGTTGAGATAAGATTCGTACATCGTATTTTCCTAACTCTATAAGTGCTTGTACAAAGTCTCTTGCTCTAGCTCCATACCCTGAATAGGTATCTACCGGGCAGCTAACTACGACCTTTATTTTACTCATAACTGTATTTGCTTAATTTATGTTTAATATAGTTTTTATCTAAGCTCCCTACTTTAATAAGATCATACTTACCTCTAGGTTGAAACTTTTCAAAAGTCTCATCTATCGCTGCAATAACATTTTTACCCATATTGGTAGCAGTCATCATTGCTTCTTCTGATAGAACCCATTTACGTCCTGCTTCTCCTTTTACTTCTCGTTCTTCCGGTGTCATATTATAGACTTTCTCTATTGTTAAAGCTAAGTCTTCTGGAGAGCATCTATCGTCAAAGATATAAGGCGTTTGCGGTGAACCTACTATTGATAGGTTAGATGGAAAGACTGGGACAGCCCACTCCCCACATTCTTTAATAGTACCTCGATGATTAGATGGGAAGTCTTTAGTTAACTCAGCCCATTTACCGTCTTTAGAGAATCTCATCTGGTCTTGCATACCCCCGGTTACGTTTGCAATAATCATTGTACCAGCCATCATAGACTCAGTCAAAGATAATCCCCATCCTTCATTTGCTGAAGGTAGAACAGTAACATCTGCTAAGTTATAAAGTAGGTTCATCTGAGCAGTATTTAATCTCTCTGCTGAGAAGAATACGTTTACATAAGAAGGATCGCATAGTGCTTCTTTTACTGCTGCAAGATCTGTACCGTTTTGGTCAACTACTTGCGTATGCATAATTAAAGCGCATTTCTTAGCTGCTTCTTCTCCTATATTATCACAGAAAAATCTATAAGCTAATATTAAATCTTCTACTTTTTTTCTATGTATATTTCGTGAATTAAAGAAGACTACATATTGTATATCTTTTCCTTTAAATACCTCATTCTTGAACTCTACAAACTTATCCCAATCTTCATACTTTTCAGTAATTGGAAAGAAATACTTTTCATTTACTCCATGAGGTACATACTTAATAATTTTCTCTTCAGCTACTTCACCAAGTACTAGTTCGTTGATTAACTTAGTCTGTTTAGAAATAGCCATTAACAAATCTACTGATTCATAGTATGGCCTATTATACATGGGTGCTGGAAAGTTATCCCATATATTCAGATACATAATAGGTATTTTAGACCTAACTTCTCTTTCCATATCAAATAACCATACCCAGTATCGTGGATCTGTAAAGATAAAGATAGCATCTGGTTTTTCTTCTTTTAAAAGCTTTCTAAGTTTAAAAGGATCTCCATATCCAGTGCATGGATAAATTTTAACAGAAGGATCTTCTATTCCTGTCTCTTTAGCAGTATCTTCAGATAGGTCTATGATAGTACCCTCTTCTTTGTGTTGTACTGCTGCTCCTAAATTAACCCAGTTATACCGATGAGCTGTTGCTAAGACGATTTCCTTAGCCATTGTACCGACGCCTGAATGTACTCTGATGTCGTCGCATAAAAGTAGAATTTTTTTACGCTCTTCTTTCTTTAGGTAACCAATTTTTTCTTGCATGAAACTTATTTAACTTTTGTGTCTGTCTGTTGGTGGATTACATCTCTGAACTCCTTATCTGTAATATAAAGAAAAATTGCTCGTGAAGCAAGTTTTTGAAAAGAAAATTTATATTTTACACAGGTAAATTTAAAATGTTGAAGAAGGTCTTCTTCCAACTGTACTGTTGTCAGTTTTTTTGAACCGTTACTCATAACTTATAATATTATATACATATATAAATATATAGAAAATAACTAAACCCCCTGTGGGCATATAGGATTATTTCTAAAAACGCAAAATTTACAACTACTTTCTGATGGAGTCGCTTGAAAATCTTTATCAAAAAAGTTTCCTGCTTGGTCTAAAGTCTCTTGTACGAACTTATTCATCATTGAGATTGCTTTACCTGTCTTTATCTTACCAGAAGGTGGTTTAAACTCTTGTACTCTTCTTTGCATAGAAGCAAATTCAGCTTCCATTGGTACTTTTCTTTTTAAGATATAGTAAACTACTTCAATCTTCTCTATATCAATATTAAATTGCTTAGCAAAGAATTCTTTATAGAGAAGTACTTGAGCTATCTTAGTATCATCTTTCTTTACATAATCTGACCAGCCTGAAGTAGAAGTTTTTAGATCAATAACATACCACTTATCTACTGTTTCGTTATAAAGCACTATATCAATTAATCCTTTGAAGAATACTCCTGGTCTTAGTTCTTGATATAGTAAAGTTTCTATGCCTGCTAAATAAGTATTCTTACTAGAAAAATAGAGAACTCTTTTCTTTTTAAGAAACTCTAAAATAGCTACACCATCTTTTAAGAAGGATTCTAGCTCTTTTTGATCTGAGAAGTGTTCGTGACTATACATTACTTTTTGAGCTTTATATGCCTTATGCATATTTTCTAATAATAAAGCTTCTAAGTCCATTTCATTAGCTTTCTTTATAGTATCGTTATAAAGAACATCTAACCAAGTCTGGATAGTTTCATGCATAGCTGTACCGAATACAGCATGTATTGAAGGTTTATAAGGAGCTAAATTCTTTACGTAAGTTAAGTACCACTGCTTCGGACAATTTTCAAAACTAGATAACTGGCTATATGAAATATGCTTATTGGCTCTTGTTTGCTTAATCTTACTCTCCTGTACTAGCTTGACTAGTTGTGGTATTTTCTTTGGCATAACCTTTTAATTTTTCTACGTAAACCGCAGCGTCTAATAATTCTTCCTGTAAGTGTGTTAACCAGTCTAAAAAGTTGAGATCATCTCTCTCCATTGTTACACCGTATTTCCGGAAGCCTACATCAGCTCTTTCTAACAACCTCTTGGCAATAGCCTCTTCTACTTTACTCATTATAAAACTTTTATTTATTCTCTTAAGATACGAACTATTACGCAGAGTAGCAAATATATTTAGAAATACCTTATTATATTATCGTTTTCTGGTTTTATATTCTTACTTACCCATCCCTCTCTTCCGTTTGAATACTGTACTCTCATTCTGGAAGGGGTCTTCTGTAGTATCTTTACTATTCTTATTTGTTCAGGTTGTTCCTTTATTTCTTTTCCGGATTCATCTACGATTTTCCAATCTTCTTCTAATACCTTCTCTTCTGCTAATCTGATAGGTTCTTCTTGTATCTCTCCCTGTTTCTTTAGCTCCTTATACCTTTCTGCTGCTTCGAGTAATGCTTCGTTAGGTTCAGGATAATCATCATCTTCATCATCTAATCCATCTGCTAGAGTAGCATCCCATTCTTTCATTTCTTCATGGTATGCCTTCTCTTCATATAGAGTCTCTTTTGGTTTTAATTGAGCAAACGCAAAGTTAGCCGCGATTACAAGAGAGATAGCTAGAGGGTCAAATACAAATATGATTATTAGTAATAGGTAGTTAACAATTTGGTCCATAGATGTACCTGTTAATCCCGAAATGTATTTAAGTGGTCCTAGTTCTGAAGCTACATCACTACCGGTTTTTACTTCTATGATTTGATTATCTAGATCAAAAATCTTAGTATTAATATCGTCAAGTTTTACATTAAGACTTTCTTGCCTAGTGCTAGAAGCATCTAATTGTCTCTCTAAAGATTTTCTATCGGCAGAACTACTTGTCTGTATTAGGTTACCTTTCTTATCTACGTAACTAGTCTTGTTGTTAGCTAATCCTGATTGTAGGCTTGTCATACTAGAAACTAATCCCTCTTTTTCTTTTACAAGTAAGTCTCTTTGACCAATGTAGTTAGTTCGTTTAGTTTCTAATAAAGTTATCTGTGCATCAACAGTACCGGCTCTATTAGCTGTTTCTTGGTAAGCTCCAGATAAGAATCCGTAAATGCCCATTGAGGTAATTAACATGAGTACAATTGTAGCGATTGCTAAGTAAGCTCTCAGTATTTTATTAAGGGTATTCCAGTATTGGTATAAAAGAGAGGCTATTACTAATTTCGCAATCTCTAAAGAAGATGCCATTATAATAACCTGAGTAGAAGCACCAGCAAATAACTTACCGAGGCCTGATACTGAGTAAAAGGCCGCCGATAAGCTAACTGATAATGCTGAAAGGGCAATAATGAAGGGGAATATACCTTTACGTAACTTTTCCATTTTTTATTATTTAACCAACAACAGGAGAGTTGACACTATTGCCACTCCTGAGCCTACCTTAAAGAAGAATACTCTTGTATTAGCGGCTTTTAATGCTTTTTCTAAATCCTTAGAAAGCTGCTGTTGTAATTTAAACTGTTCATCTTTCTTAAGAATAATCTCACTAAGATTAACAATCTTACTTGATTGCGTAACTATAATACTGTCTTTTAATGCTACCTTTTGTTCTGTAGCTCCTAAAGTTTGTTGAAGGTTATTGAGCTCAATTAGAGCACCATCGCCTTTAATCAAATCCTTAATTACGAGACGTGCTATCGGCTTTCGCAGTTGAATCGCTGATGAGTCCTTGATAACGTTCTGTGAAAAAACGCTCAAGCTCGTCATCAGTAAAAGAATCGACAGACTTAACTTTTTCATGTGTTTCTTGTTTAATTAATACTAATTTGTCTTTTAAGCTCTGAATTTTGTTATCCTGAATGTCTACTTCAGTTTCATATTCAGCAATTTGGTTATCTAGTTTGCCGTTCTCAACATATATAGAATCTACTGTATGTTGAAGAGAGTCGATCTTAACCTCATATCCTTTAACGTCTACCTTCAAAGGTGCTTGTACAAAGAACAGGATATAAGCGGCCAAAACCGCTATGATCCCTATTAAGATAATATTTGTTTTATTCATATTTTAAACCTTTAATTAATTTACGAAAAAATACTCATAAGAGCAACTTTTTCTTATGCTTTAACGTATCCGTAGTACTTTAACGTTTTAGCTTTTCTATCCTCTAATCCATGAGTACCGCCATTAACTCTTTTAGTAAGAGCTAAGATAGTAGCTTCGTTTACACCTTGATCACAAATAGACCATAATTTATTCTTATCGAAAAAGAATAATGCTGATTCAAATGAATAGTCAGTTGATACTAAATCTGGATTAGTTAAGATCTCAGGTTTATTAATATGTTTAGAAAACTGAGTGTAGTTATCCTTACCTGTCAATTGGATTGCTCCACGACCACGGAATTTCCAACCATCTCCTGATGCTTCATCTCCGTTACCCATTCTAGATGCATAAACGCGGTTAGCGATCTTCTCTGGTTGACGTGCATAAGATTCTTCTAAGTTACCTGGGAAGTACTTTCCAAAGATACCTTGTAAGCCTTGAGCTGAATAGTTCAAGTTTTCATTATATACTTTAAAGTCTCCTGTCTCATGTCCTGTTTGAGCAAAGAAGTGAGCTGCTCTTTCCGGAGTAAGGTTGTAAAGTTTCATTGCTGCTTTCATTGTACCCGGTCCGAAAGCTCCATCAGCTGTTAAGCCTAATTTTGTCTGTAAAGTTTTTAAACTCATAGTTAGTTAGTTAATTTATAATTCCTGATCTTGTTGTTTTTCTTCTTCTTTTTTACCAAAGATTTTACCAACTTCTGCAATACCGAATGCACCTAATGTAATGTACACAAATGAATTGAAGATAATAGGTTCAATTACGAAGGCGTTACCTAAAAAACCTGTGATGATATCCGCTGCTGCGAATATTACCATTACTGCAAATGATGCAAAACCAACGATTGATTTTTCGTTGAAATCATTACTGTCTTTGAAAATGTCTTTAAATGCCATAGCTTTTAATTTTAAGTTTTAAGTTAAGCTATAACCACGCACTATATGCTTTTACGCAACTCTTTGTTATAAATAGGCCAAAAAGAAAAGGAGCACGAAATGAATCGCACTCCTCTCTATAAGACCGGGCCTTGCTCCTACCCTCCTCCCGGTCCGTTTCTTTAATTTATTTATCTAACTCTTGTACTTCTTGAGGTAGGAATTCAATATTAACATGGCCGCAGGCCGTGCAAGCAAAAACCGGAATCGGTACATAAGACGGTACCCCGGTTCCTGTTAATAGTCCAGATGCTTTTCTAAGATGTAGGGTTTGTGTAAAAAAATGACCCTTACACTTATCGCACAATACTGGAGTTGTTTGATCGATACCGATGTTTATTTTTTGTTCCATTATTAACGTACTTGTTTGTAGTAATCTCCACGAATAGGTCCTTCTGTTGAAACAGAAACTTCTTTCTTCTTACGTGGCGCCGATTTTTTCTTAGGTGCTTCTGCTTTTTCTACTTCGGCTTGCGCTTCTGCTTGTACGGCTTTAGCCTCTTTAACGATGTTAGTAACTGCCTCGGCGGCTTTTTTCCCCGAAGTCTTTACGTAAATGAATCCACCGATTATTACGATGGCTGCGAAAATTACAATAATTGTCATGGTTTTTTTGATTGATTGTTTATATAAATAGTTTACTTGTTTTAAAATCTAGGTTATGATGAGGAAGTTACGCGATATCGATTATCCATAAATTGGTAGAACGTATATAAGTCCCCTTCCCAATCTAACATCTTCTCTATTACTTCTTCTTTAGTCACTCTATAATACTTTGTGAACTCTTTCACCAATTCCTCTAATTTCTTATTTTCTTCTTTTTCATGATCTTCCATCAATCTCTTCCTTCTCGCTCTCGTTAAAGATGATTCCTCAACCCATTTTGCATAATCGGGTGCCATCTTCTTCCACATATCATTTAGGTCATGCTCGCATAACTGTGCTTGATAGGTCCAATGGGGGTAATCGTAGTCTCCGTTTTTAATCTTATCCGAAAGATGAGATCTCGGGGATAAGGGCTTAACAACAGATTCATACATTCTCCACCACGTAAACGGGTTATAATTCAACTTTCGTAGTCCTTTAAGCTTAGTACCAAGGAGCTGCTCACGGGTATGAGACGGGGTATACATTTGCTCTTTCATATAATAAAGATACGAATTAATATGTTAAGATCCTACTACAAAATTTCCGGAGACATCTCCATATTCGCGCGGGACACCTTCGGTGAAGAGAGGGACAGACGCCCCCCTGCTTCCCCTTCCGGTTTTACATCATTCCGCCGTAGTCGTTTTTCTCTTCTTTATCTTTCTTAATATTCGATACTACTGCTTCGGTTAGTAATATTGTACCTGCTACTGATGCTGCATTCTCTAATGCTAAGCGAGTTACTTTAGCTGGATCAATAATACCTTCGTCAAACATATTAACAATCTTACCTATACGTGAATTATAACCAATCCATTGATCGTTCTTCTCATCTACTAGCTTCATTACCTCTGCTATCTGCTCTAAAGTATATCCTGCATTCTGTAATATCTTTACAAATGGTTGACGGCAAGCTAATTTAACAAACTGTATTCCTAATTCTTGATCTGGGTGAGTAGTCTCTAGTATAGTATTATCTAAGTACTTGGAGGCATTTAATAATGCTACTCCGCCTCCTGGTAAAATACCTTCTTCTAAAGCTGCTCTAGTAGCATGTAAAGCATCGTCTACTCGGTCTTTCTTTTCTTTCATCTCTACTTCGGTATGACCACCTACATATACAATCGCTACTCCGCCAATAAATTTAGCTAAACGATCTTGTAAGTTTTCTTTCTCGAATGGAGACTTAGCTTCTTCGATTTGACTCTTTAACTCTTCTACTCGACCTGTAATTGCAGCATCCTCTCCTGAAGCATCTATAATAGTTGTTGTATCTTTTCCTACAGTTACTTTCTTAGCCTTACCTAACCACTCGGGGTTAAACTTCTCTATTTTCATTCCTTTCTCTGTAGAGATTACTTGACCGCCAGTCAATACAGCGATATCTTCTAAGATAGCTTTCTTACGATCTCCAAACTCAGGTGCCTTTACAGCCACACAAGCTAGAATACCTCGCATCTTATTAACTACTAATGTAGATAACGCCTCTCCGTCGATATCATCTGCAATGATTAACAATGACTTGTTCTGAGAAGAACATGCTTCTAATACAGGGAGCAACTCTTTAACAGAGTTTAAACGCTTATCTGTAATTAATATCAACGGACTTTGAAGAACAGCTTGCATAGTGCTATTGTCTGTTACAAAGTACGGGGACTTATAACCTCTGCCGAATTGCATACCTTCTACTGTTTCCAGATAGGTTTCTCCGGTACGTGATTCCTCGATTGTAACAACTCCATCTCTACCAACCTTGTCCATGGCAGTGGAAATCAACTCACCTACTTCGGTGTCGTTATTAGCTGAGATGGTAGCCACCTGTTTAAGCTGCTCTTCGTCCGTGATTTCTTTAGAGTAGTTATCTGTCAAGTAGTCAACTACTGCTGCTACTGCTTTATCTACTCCTCTTTTAATTTCTACTACGTTATCTGAGTCGTCAATTGGTGAGTTAGCGATAGCATAAGCTAACAAGGTAGATGTTGTTGTACCATCACCTGCTTCATCAGCTGTTTTGATTGATGCTTGCTTTACCAATTGTGCTCCAATATTTTGTACTTTATCTTCTAGTTCAATAGCTTTTGCTACCGTAACACCATCTTTAGTAGAAACAGGGCTACCCATCTCTTGTTCGATGATTACATTTCGACCTGAAGGTCCTAATGTTGCTACAACTGCATCTGCTAATTGCTTAACTCCTGATAATAGCTCTTTTCGAGCTTCTTGTGAATATGTTACTTTCTTTTCCATTAGTTTACTAATTCTGTTTTTTCTTTTACGGTTGCTAAAATTTCTCTATCTTGTGTGATGTAATATTCATCTCCTTCGAATTCAATACGAATTGTTCCAATCTTAGGAACTAATACAATATCTCCTACTTTAGCGTTTACTCTAATATACTGTCCAAACTCTGATTGACGTCCAGGTCCTACAGCAATTACTTGACCCATTTCAGGACGCTCTTTACCCATATCCGGGATTACAATATTACCATACATTTGCTCATCGTCCTCGATAGGTTTAATGAGTACTCGGTCATTTTGAGGTTCTAATACTTTCATGTTGTTCTAACTTGTTTAATAAATTTAATATACGAACTAAATCGCTGAAGTCAAACTTTTGACTATAAAATTTTTAATTATTTCCAGAAAACCTGTACACCTATAATAGCACAAGCTAGCATCAGGCAAACAAATGTTTTTGAAGTTACTGGTTCGTTAAAGAGATAGTAGCTCATTATATAAAATACAATAATACCGATACCAAAACCTATTAACCTACTTGGCCAGATCTCTCCATTAAAAGCAGCTACAAATTTCTCTACTGATTTAATGAATAGTATGGAAATAGGAATAGATATTGCTAGCAGCCAAAACGGATGCTTGACATACCATCCCCATTTTATGTTTCCTTGGAGCTGTAGGAACGTTATAATTTGAGCTATCGTTCCGTACAAAACTCCTTCTAATATTAATCTATACATAATAATTTTAATGCCCGTCTCTCCAGTTTACTGAAATCTCTGGTGGTGCTTTTAATGTTACGCCTGGAAGTATAGTTGTAGTCTCCATTATCTCTCTAACAATAGGAGCAAACATCTCTGCATCTTCTTCGGCTACGTTTATAATTAACTGGTCATGTACTTGTGCTTGAACACAAGCATCAATACCTAATTCTTTGGCTTTACGGTTAATCTTAACAGCTGCTCTATTTACTACCGCTGCTGCTAATGACTGTAATTGAAAGTTTAAACAGTTATTAAGTCCGTTACGGTAATCTCTATAAAGAGCCATAACATCATCTTTACCGTATTGAGCGGCTAGTTCGTTTCTAAACTTCCAGTCCATGATACGCTCTCCGTATCTATCATAGATTCGTTTTACTTTAGGTATATGACGAATACGTCCTACAAAGTTAGTAATACGGCCATGCTCTTTAACTTGCTTTCGAGAGTTTTCTCTCCATGACTTCAATTCAGGGAATCCATCTAGATACCCTTGAACAAGCTTCTCAGCTTCTTTCTGAGGGATACCTAACGTCATACCCAGTGCATAAGCCTCCATACCGTAAGCAATACCTAATGAATAAGCTTTAGCTTGGTTACGTTTAACCGGGTCTACTTTTTTAAGATAGTTAGGAGCTTTTTTATCCGGAGATACACCTTCTAGTTTCTCAGTCTGAATAGCGACAGTAGAGTAGAAATCCCACCCGTTATTAAAGATCTCTTGAAGCTTGATATCACCTGCTACAGAAGCAAAACAGTGAGGTTCTAGAGACTCATAATCGGCGTCAATTACCTTACGTCCTTTACCAGCAATCATAAATGCACGTACAATATTATTATACTTAACAATTATAGGAGCATCTTCTCCTTCTTCTTTAGTCTTAGGTAGCTGTTGAGCATCAGATCCGTAACGTCCGGATACTGTACCATTCTGCTTAAAGTAGAAGTAGTAACGTCCATCTTCTGCACCTTGTATAAAGCGTTCAATATAGGTAGACTTGATCTTAAGCAGTTTATTGTAGATACGTAAGTTTTCTGCCCAAGTATACTCTTTAGATAAATCCTCTAACATCTCCATATCAAACTGCTCGGTTCCTTTAGTAGTCTTAGACTTAGCTTTGATTCCCATATACTTAAATACAATCTCACCTAAATGCTTTTTAGATTGAATATTAATATACTCACCATCATTAGCTTCCTTCCACATAGCCATCGATATACGAGCTACTTCTAAAGGATCTAATAAAGAGACTTCACCGGTTAGTAAAAACTCCTTATAAACAGAATCTTCTAACTCACTAACCGTCTTTACTGTAATAGAGTACTTACCGGTCTTTTCTGATCTAGGTAAAGGAAGTGAATACCTCTTACATAACTCTTGAGCCCAGTTACCTTTGTTAGTAGGTGGGTAGTTACTAAAGGCTGTATCCATTACCCAGTTCTTACCGTCATCTGTATCAAGTAAGCTTTTCATAACAATCTTTTTATTCTCAGCAAGATCTACTATAATCTCTTCGTAAATCTTATTAAGTAAATCCATATCAAGATCTACTCCGTATTCTTCCATAGGTACAGTAACTTCTTTGTAGATAGGCATAACCTCTTCCTCAAAGAAGAATTTCTCTAAGTTTTCTTCTTTTAGTTTCTCTAAGTATAGATTACAAATACGTAAAGTTAAATCGGTATCGGCAGCGGCATACTTCGATAAGATCTCCATATCAGCTTTATAGATTTCATAGTTCTCTTTAGTAACTGAACCTCCATTAGCTTTTATAGATTCTTTAAGTTCTAACTGCTCTTTATTAGCTGCTTCTTCGATATCTAAACCTAATGCTTTCTGATTCATAATAGCAATAGATTTCAATCCAAAAGGATTACCAAATCCAAATGCACCTTCTTCTTGAACTGTATGCACAAGTAAACCAGTATCTACCCAAAGATCTTCTAGTAGGTCTATACCGTAGTAATTCTTTACGAATCGAGTATCAAAAGAGGCATTATGCATTACTAGTTTCTTACCTTTTAACATCGGTAATAGTTTCTTGGTAATACTATGGGCTCCTTTACCTCCTATCTGACATTCTTCTAACTGCTGAGTTACAGCGTTCCATATTTGAGTCGGTAAGTAGAACCCTACTCCTTCGGCTCCTGATACAGACCATCCAACAATACTACCTTTTCTCATATTAAGAGAGTCGGTCTCAGTATCGAATGATACTATTTCTGATGCATTAATATGCTCCATTAGTAGGTTTACTAACTCTACTGAATCTACGGTGTAGTATTTCTTTTCTATATTCATTATGCAAATTTTTCGATTAAAGGATTCTTATCTACTGGTAACCATACTCCGATATCACCGCTTTTTAAATGAGACGTTTTAATACTACGATCTTTTAATCGGCTATCAATGTAACCTCTCATCTCATTTATACTATAAAAGTAAATACTCTTCGTATATACACTATAGCAAAATATCCAGTCAGACTTAGTTGTATTAAACCAACCTAGTTTACCGTTAGCCTTATAAAGCTCCATAAACGTAAGTCCGGACTCCATAATATTAGCTTTTGCATCGCCTCTATCCCAGGTATTAGTTTTTCTATTAAGAAACTCAAAATCTAGACCTTTCTGCTGATAGCCTTTAAAATCGTCGTAGTTAGTAAGATCCTTTACTTCTGTGATTTGCGATAAAGCTTGAATAACTGCGTATTCACCTGCTTTACCTTTCTCTAATTTAATCTTAAATTGTTCGTTTGTAGCCATTCTATAACCGTTTTTATTACATTAAAGATACGAAAAAAAAGGGGAAGTTCCAACTGCTTCCCCTTATTTCTAAAACTCTCCGTAAAGATCAAATTTCTCTGGTTCCGGAGGTGTAATTGTAATTTCCTGCTCACGGATAGCGAACAACTTTCCGGCAAGTGGATCTAATTTGTATGCGCCCTTAAACTTAGTCTTACGTAGGTAGGTTGTTAATGTAGGAACTAGTCCTTCTATAATAACTCCTTGATCTATGTTTAACTCCCAGTTATCACCGGGAGGAACACGGGATGCAATATGCTCTGTAAATTCTTGTTTTATAACTTCAGTTGACATTATTGACGTAACGTTTTAGCGATAGTATATTTTGGATCTGTAAAGAAGTCCGGAATATAACTCTGATGAGTAGCTCGGATAGGATTAATATCAAGGCCTCCTCTACGAGTGTATAAACATGCTACCATTAATTGCTCTGGCTTGTATGCATCAGTTAAATGCTTGAATACCATTTCACAAATCTCTTCATGGAAGTGTGACACTGTTCTATGAGAAACAATATATTTTGCTAAAGACTCAGGAGAAGGAATATTCGTACCTTCCATACGGATATAAACATCGCCCCAGTCCGGTTGATTTGTTACTCTACAGTTTGAACGTAATAAGTTAGACTTAAACCTTACTTCTGCTGTACCTACTTCTGCAACAAATCTAGTTTCCAACTGACCTGCATCAGACTTAAAAGAAGTAAAATCTACTTGATCTAAATCAGCTGCTTCTGCTAAGTCTACGTAACCTTCGAATGTAATTGGTGTAGCTTCTTCAATACTGGAATAGAAGCTTACTGTAGTATCGGTACCAAGTAATTCGTCTAAGTCTCTCTTTACTCTAGCTTCAATACCTGAAATACAATCTGCCGCTGTATCACCAATACGAGTCATATTAAAGGAGTTTAAGTACAACTTAATAGATTTAGATTCTACGTGAAACTCTGAAGAGGCTGGGCATACAATCTTTAACATACCAGCTACTGGCTGTCCTTTAGTTGTAATTGCTGATACTTCATATGCGTTCCAGGTATCTACTCCCACGAATTCTTTACCGGTTAAATCATAAGCTTCTCGGTTTAGGTAACGTGGAATTTGTACTAATAATTCTGGTGCGTATGTGTCTTTATAACCATCACCTCCTACTTTACCTAAGTGTTTACCGGCAATAGCTACTACTGCTTCTTGGTTCTTTTCTTGTGTCATATTATTTTATAAAATTTAAAATTTGATCTACTCTTTGCATAGGTGAACCAGTTACAGTTAAGTAAGTCTTTCCTATCGAATCAAGTTCTGATCTAAAAAGATCGTCTATCTTTCTTCTCCAATCTTCGTTAACACTTCTTACTCCGTCATCTACTGATTCAAACTCAATAGGAAAATAAACATAATGTGTATACTCTCCTTTTAGTCTATTCCAAGTATCTTGTATAAAGTCATAAGTACCTCTGTCTATACCATCCATAAAACAAGTATAGACTGCTACATCCATATAACATCTATCTAATACTAAGTTATACGGTTTCAATAAAGCTTCTAAGTGAAAAGAACTAATAGCTAACTGAGTAGCATCTGTTCCATTCTCATTTATAGGAAATCCATAACTTGCTACAGTCCTAGTTGATTCATTTATAAATTCATACTTAGGTAATTTATTCTTAAGAAGTTCATACACTGTAGTCTTCCCTGTACTACTTGCTCCTACTAATGCTATTCTTTTTATCATGACAAAACTACTTTTAGAAATTTATACCACATATACAATGCCTTATCTCTTAATGTAAGATAAAAAGCTCGTTCATCCAACCCTTCTTGTAAAAATTCTTCATAATCTATAACGTCTCCTTCATCTACTCCAGCAGTTACTTTATGTAATACTGCTCCTGCAGTCTCATACTGCTTAAACGATCTTTCTTGAGGGTCTTTACCTTTTAACTCTGGGTACTTAGTAATAAGTCCTGGATGTCCGTTAAAGATTCTGTATGTATCGCAAATACTAGGAGGCATTACTCTTAACCATCCATGTAAAGTTACTACTAACTTTTCAGGAGGAGCTAGATGACTGAATAGCGACTCATATTCTTCTAACGTAGGTTTATTACCCATTACAAATAAAAAAGGTAACTGAGCCATTCTAGGATCTATTGTGCGTAAGTTCTCTGGTCTTTGATTCGTTACAATCAAATTAGGCCATCTTCCTAACTTTTCAGATAAGGCTACTATTTCAGAACCTGTCTGTGAGAAGAAAGCTACCCATTGGTTACTAGTGTTTGGTTGTTCCGTTTGCAAAATGTCTGAATCTTTGAATATTAAATAAAACTGTACTTATATCTTCTACCTCTGAGTTAATCATTTCAAATAGTTTTTGAGATTCTTTATCCCATAAACCTTCTTCTCTATACTCAATACCCTTAATTCCATGAACTACAGGGTTAGAAGTATCTAGTGAGTAAATCCAATCATACTTAGCATTTTTATAAAAAGTAAACTCTTGAGGTAGTCCGCATCCTAGTAAATGGTGAGGTTTATCCTTATTAATAATACCGTCTTTAAGTAAATCTCCAAGTAACTTCACACGTCCTAGCATCCAACTAACATACTTGTTAGGATGAGGAACCGTTTGCGTATAGTACGAGTAATCAAAGGATATAGCTATCATATCAACGTTAGCTTTTTTATCCATATGCTGATAACATTCTACAATCTGCTTATAAGTCTTACCCTGTACTACTCCAATCTTTTTACTCTCAATACCTGGGTATTTACTATTCCACATATCCATAGAAGCCATAGTTTTTACACTATCCTCTAATACATCTGGAACAATATACCAAGTAGGTTTTAATTTTAAAATCCAGTATGCAAATGCAGCTGGATCAAATGCATTACCTAGTTCAAAGATAGAGTTATCTAAAATTACCTCTCTATCGTCTTTTATAGCATCTTCAAATAATTTAAAATACTCAGGATCTTCTTCAAATAAATGCACTAAGGCATAATCGTAATCCGTAAAATCTTGTACGGTCTTAAAAATACTTTTTGGAGATTCGTGAGCAATCTTAATCATTTGTTATATCGTTTAGAGTTTTTTGAACGTCTTGTAGCTGCTCTGCTAATTTATCAAGTAGATCGTCTGCTTGTTTAGTTAAGTCAACATTATTTAACAGAGAAATGACTGCCGATAAAGGCACCATTTCGGTCTGGTATGCTTGTACGTATACAGCATGCTTTTTTATATCTTCAATTAAGGACATTAGAAAAACTTTTTAAGATCTGGTTTGAAATAATAAACTGACTTCATTACCTTTCTATCTCTAGTTCGGTATACGATATAGAAGTCTCCTACCTTCTCATAATGACAAGGTTCTTCTTGTTGCTCGGAACGTACTTTAACTGTTTCTATAGCTTCTTCTTCTGATTTGCAGGCTTTAGACATATTAGATGCTTGAACTTCTGCATAAGCGTCATTAAACTTATCTTTTAGTCCATGAAGCATTACTCCATTACCTAATGATACGTAAGTAATATCACATAAAGCATCTAGTACTTCTACAATATCACCTTTTTCACAGGCTTCTTTATACTCTTCTAATTCTTCTAAGATAAAGTTATATACAAATTCCCACTCTTTACGCTCTGGTATAACCGGGGTATAGTTATTTGGTTTACCGAAGGTAGCATTAAATAGCTCTACTTCGTCCACAAAAGGTACATTATTTTTCATATACTTAATTTACGAAATTAATCAATAGGAGGCAACTTATTAGTTACGACATTTTCCAGCTAATTCTATATTCTTATAGAACTCAGCTCTGCAAGAATCTTCTTTCAAGAATGCTCCTGAAAGTTTAGCAGTTTGCATTGATGCACCATTATGTTTAGTTCCTCGACAAGATACACAGTTATGTGTTGCATCTATCATTACAGCTACTCCTTCATTACCTTCGCAAATCTTATCAATAGCTTGATGTATAGCAACTGTTAATTGTTCTTGAATTGCTCCTCTTCGTCCAAAGTATTCTACAATTCTATTTAATTTAGATAAACCAATTACTAGACCCTCTTTACCAGGAATATAAGCAACGCTTACTCTTCCTTGAATCGTCTGGTGGTGGTGAGAACACATCGAAGTTAGAGGGATATTACTCTCTTGTACTAAGCCGTCATAACCGTCTGATGGAAATGCTGTGATTTCTGGCGGTGCATTGAAGCGACCTGCCCATAAGTCATTTACGTACGCTTTTGCTACACGGCGTGGAGTATCTGATGAGTTTGGATCGTTTCTCCAATCACATCCTAATGCATCTAGAAACTTACCGAATGCATCTGCTGCGTTTGTAATAATTTGGTATTTTTCGGAATCAACTAGATGAATATCTAACATTCCACTTTTTTTCTGCTTCTCAGCTAACTGTAGGGATAACCCATTTGCGTAACCTGCTTTAGTTACTTCTAACGAATACTTTTTCTTCATTTTATATGTATGTTTTTAAAGTGGTGCTACGACACTACTATAACTTAATTTACGAAAACTTATTTTAAGATCCAAATTATTTCAAGTAATCTTGAACCGGATCACTATCTTTTCTTTCCCAGGGAAACACTAACCATGCTTTATCTTCAATAACGGCGCAGTATTTATCCGGAACGTATTTACTATCAAACCTATAAGCTAAAGTTAAGGTTATGAAATCATAATCGTGTAAGTCCAAAAGAGTCTCTCCTGAATCAACAATATCATCTACTACTAGTACTTGTCTTCTCATTCTAGTTGGTAAAAGTTTAGCTGCTTCAATATCTATAAACTTTAGATGCCCTCTATGAGAAAGTATTACTGCTGGAATTAATCCACCTCGTGGTAATCCTGTTACGTATCTAATTGGTACTTTTTTAACCCATTCGCTAGCAATATCTATTTGAGCTTCTACCCACTCCCAGGTAAGTTCTCTTTTTAAGATTACTTCCTTCATTAGTCCTCGTTATGCGGTTTAGCACCTGTAAAGTTAATTGTAGTACCTGCTGGGAGGTGTGTAGCGGTTGATGTTACAAACTGCGGTGTTGCTAATGTAATAGAACCGCCGCCTGGCGTTGTTGTAACTATACCCTGCGTAGTGCCTGTTCCAGACAATGGGATTGGGGTACCATTTGGTACGTCACCTACAAAAAACGGATTTACTTTATGAGGTTCTTGCCATCTTGGTAAAGGCTCGTGAATTCCTAATGTATTATGATCTGAAATTATACCACCTAATAGTATTGAATCATCTACCTCTGCTAATTTGTCTTTTAACGCATCCCATTGTTTCGGAGTAGGGGCGTATTCATGGCAAGCTTCTACAAAGCCTTTAAGCCAAATAATATATTCTTTTGGTTTCATTATAACTGGTTTATATATTCTTGTAATCTATCTTTTGGTACCCATATTAATTTTTGAAGTGCTTCGTCATTTTCACGTAATGTCTCTCTATAATTTCCTTTTTGGTCTGACATATAAACTTTTACGCAACTAAACCTCTTAATAAACATATCTGCTACTTCATTTATAGAATAGTTTTTACCTGTTCCTAATTCCCAAGCATCATCCTGCTTATGATATGTTAATCCTATTTTGTAAAGACCTTCTACTATATCATCTACGTGAGTAAAGTCTCTTTTCTGCTTTCCATCACCTACAATTGTAATTGGGTGATTCTTTTTAATTTGTCCTCTCCATTTACCTATTACTGCTGCCCAGTCTCCTTCTACAATTTCTCCAGGTCCGTAAACATTATAAAATCTTACTATCTCAATATTTGAGTTGTAGACTTCTTTATACATTTTACAAATCTCTTCTCCAATATACTTATAACATGCATAAGGTGATTTATGTGGGTTATGCCATCGAGATGAAGATCCTGAGTAAATTAACTTAGCTCCTATTTCTTTTGCAAAATCACAAACAGCTTGTGTACCTGTTGTATTTACTCTAAACGTTTCTGTAGGGTTTTCAAAAGAAGGTTGTATCCGGCTTAATGCTGCCAAATGGTAAATTAGTTTAAAATCTTTATCCATTAAGAATACCGATTCTATATCACCTGCATAATAAGTACATCCCGGTATTTCATTTTCTTTACACCCACTGTCGTAGTTGTCTATAGACGCCACCGTATGTCCTTCTTGAAGCAACCTTTTTATTAAATTTGAACCGATAAAACCTGCTCCTCCTGTAACTAGTATTTTCATTTATTTATCGCATTGTATTTGATAATCTCTATATGTAGATTTCTTAGGTGCTTCATTTGGAAAGTAGTAACAAACTTTCCCAGTCTTATAACGAATATGTTTATAGAATCCTTTTGGTATTGAAGCGCCTCCAGGTACTTTTTTCGGCTCTTTATCAAACTCTATATCAATTATAACCTCTACTTTCTCTTTTTTAGCTAACTCTCTCTCATGCATTTCTAAATGCTTCCAGATACCTCTATTAAGGCTTTGGTGTTGTAAAGCAGAGTTCAAGTATGTAAAGGTCTTATATAACATTTCTTTATTGCAGTTGAAATCTGCTGCTGGTGCCATATGTCCTTTATCCCATTCGTTATTAACGTAATCGTTATTGTCCGCTGTATGTATTTTCTTATCTGTATAGAATTCCATACCAGCTCTTGATGCGGTACCGTCAGGGCATAATACTACGTAGGTTACTTTTACTGGGTTTTCTAATTTTTCGGAGTATACTACTCTATAAATACCTAAATCAACTGCTTGTAATTGCTGCCCAGTACATACAGAAGCTACAGTTAATGCTATTAATAAAAGCAGATTCGATTTTCTTCCCATTTATGTTGATTTAATTGTTTGTAGTCAGTTTCTGAAAGGACTGTGAGATTGTGTAAATCTACAGGCTGTTCGTCTAGATAGTTTATTAACTCCAGAAACGTAATAGGACCAAACTCAATAATGTCGTAATCTTCCGTTATTAAATGGAGATTACCGTTTTGAACTTTGTAGTCCCAAACAATTAAACCATTGACTAGGATCTCGACTTCACCTATATTTTCGATTCCTACTTCGTACTTAATAATATCTTCTAAATTCATAGCTAATATAAATAGGAGCTACACGGCCCTTTTGGTATCAAAAGCAATAATATGCTCTCGACCTGTAAAGCGGTATGCATTTTTAGTACACCATTCAATTACTAACGGGTATACTCTAATTAATTCTTGTCTATTATCCCCTGGAGGCATTATGATAACCTTATTCTTAGGGATCTCCATCTCATCTAACCATGCTCTTGTCTCCAACCACTCTTCAGGTCTTTCTACTGGATTAGCTACAATTTTAACGTGGTAGTCTTTATGGTAACTTAACGTTTGTTTAATCGCTTCTTTATTAAGTCGGTGTCTGTTGTGTGTATCAATAAGTTTCTGGTCCGTAACTGCACCTTGAGGAGTAAGTACGCCCAGTACAGGAACACTATTGGTAAACTTAGGACTAAGGCTAATAAGATTAATAGGGTAGTCAGTAGGTAGGAAATGACTTCCTTCGGTTTCGATCGTAATAATAATACCTCTTTCATGAGCAAAATGTGTTAATTCGTTTACTAAAGCCGGGTGCATACTTGGAGCTCCACCTGTTAACATCATTTCTTTCACCTCTGGGTTCTCATCGTATATTTTAATAATATCGTTGAAGTTATAAATTCCTTTTTCTGGGTGTATACTAGTATACCAGGAGTCACACCATCCTCCTTCACCGAAGTAACAACGGTGAGTACAGCCTGTAGTTCTAATTGCTATAGTCGGGTAACCGGCTCTTGAACCTTCTGATTGTACACAGCTATATAGTTCTACGATAGGTTGCTTTTTGCTATAATCTGTTATTCTTCCTAAACTCATTTTTTATATTTTATGCTTGATAAGATGCAGAATTTCTACCGTTTTCAAAAACCTCTACTTTACTAGCTTTCACTCTTCCTTTAGTTTCCTCTAGCAAAAATTCATTAATAATACCGTAAAGGTATTCTGCAAAACGTTCACATCCTGTACTTTCTAAAATTCTTAACTGAATTACTCCGTCTGAATGCATCTTTTGAAAGTTGTTTAAGTACGGATCATCTTTAGATATAATAGTAGTATGATCGAGTAGGTAATCAAAGTAAGCTTTAGGTGACATACCCTGTATACCGCTCTTAGCTCTTTTCATCCCACCAAAGTCCCATACCCAGTTTCTTTCGTCTAACTCTCCTTCAAACCATACCTTGAATGATATAGCATATCCGTGTAAGAACTTACAATGAGTTCCTTCTGCTTTCCATTGACGAAAACAGGTAGAGTAGCCGTCAAATAATTTTGTTGATTGAAATTTCATAACTCTTTTTTTATAATTTATACTAATTCTTCGTAAATTCCAACTAATTCGGAAACTATTAACAATACGGCTGCTATCTCTATTGAAAAAAATAGAGCTACATATCCTGCAATCCTAATTCCGGATTTAAGGAAGCTTACTAGTTGGTGTTTTTTTGGATCGGGTAGTTTTTGACCTTTTATTACTAAACTGTCATAAAAAGTTACCTCAGGCTTTACTTTTTTACCTTTGCCTTTCGGGTTTCGAGATGCGTTTACTACATCATGCGGGTTTGTCATGGGTGTGTTTTTAAAGTGGTGCTACGACACTATTGTCTAAAACTAATGTATTGACATGAACTATTTTAGTTATGTCGAACATATCTATTTTCTTTGCATCTATGTGATTCAAATTAATTATTCCATCACTTCCGTCACTTTGTCTATAATAAATAAACGATAAACGATTTCCCAATGGGTGTGCTCTATGAGAACTCCACACAGGAACTATAAGGTCAATATTTACATTACCCCCTAAAAACAAAAGTAGGGTATGTTTATCTTCAATTAGATTCATACCCTACTAATATACTAAAAATATTTTGATTTACAAAATTTATTCTCCCCAATGCTTCTTTCTTAATTCGTACATATCAATTGGTTCTCTTTTCATTTGGTTTCCTGGTTTAAAATATGCCCCTTGCTTTAAATAACCACATAAGAAATTTCTTCTCATTCTTGTTGTATCACCATTGGGTTCACTACCATGTACTA